AGATGTCATCAAGAAGGTAATTCTAGGCGAAGGTTTCCTTGCGGAAAACCCCGAACCCACCGAAGAACCCACCGAAGCCCAAGAGGGTGAGGACGAGGTTGTGGAGGAAGAGGTTGTGGAGGAAGAGGTTGTGGAGGAAGAGTACGAAGGCGAACTAGAAGAAGCCAAGGAAGAAGATGAAGACGAGTCAGAGGACGAAGAGTCTGAAGACGAAGACGAAGAAGACGCTGATGAGGAAGACAAGCCCATGAAGAAGTTCTCTTTCAAGAAGAAGGAAGTCAAGGAAGCCGCTTCTGACTACGCATCTACCGACATTAGTCACGATGCTAACAAGAAGGGTGCAAAGATTCCAGAGCCGCACAACGCAAACGCTGGCAAGAACATGGCTACCATCAAGGCTAAGAAGAGCGATGCCAACGGCAAGGTAGAGAAGCCCTCCATGAAGGAGAGCATTGAAACCTTGTTCGCTGGCAAGGAACTAACCGAAGAGTTCAAGACCGAAGCCGCTACCTTGTTTGAGGCTCACCTTGCGTCTCGCGTTGACGAGATTGAGGAAGAGATTCAAGCCAAGTACGAGACTCTACTAGAAGAGCACACTCTCGCCGTCACCGAAGAAATGGTTGAGCGTATTGATGAGTACCTCAACTATGTGGTGGAAGAGTGGATGCAGGAGAACCGTCTGGCTGTCAGCAACGGTCTTCGCACCGAGATCACCGAAGGATTCATTGAGCGTCTCAAGGGCGTGTTTGCCGAGTCGTACATTGAAATTCCCGAAGAGAAACTTGATCTGTTTGAGTCCACTGTTGAGGACTACGAGAGCCTCAAGAGCGAACTAGACGGTCAGGTTGCCAAGAACATGGAGATCAACGAAGAGTGCGAACAACTCCGTTGCGAACTCCTGTTCCGCGAAATGGCTGAAGGACTAACCGACACCGAGATTCAAAAACTACGCGATCTAGCCGAGAGCGTTGAGTTTGAGTCCGTAGAGCAGTTTGCCGAAAAACTCTCTGTTCTCCGCGAGAACATTGAGAACATTGGTAGCACCGCCACCGAATCTGCCGAAGAAGAGACTCTAGAAGAGTCCTACGAGGAAGGTTCTGAATCTTCTCCGCTCATGGAGGCTTACCTCAAGTCCATGAGCAAGAGCAAGGACTAAATTTCACTTTTTCAATTCACACTTTCCAGTCAATTCCGACTGTTAAACAACCAAAGGAGTCACTATCATGGAAGACAAGATGCTAACCGAACACGCTCTCCGCAAGTGGAAGCCTGTTCTAGACCACGCCGACATGGCTGCAATTGCAGATCCCCATCGTCGCGCCGTAACTGCCACCCTCCTAGAGAATCAGGAGAAGGCAATCAAGCAGCAGATGCTAACCGAAGGCCCAACCAGCAACATGAGTGGAACCGGCGTTGTGGGTGGCGCGGGCGATTCGTCCGCTCAAATTCAGGGCTACGATCCAATTCTAATCCAGTTGGTTCGTCGCGCTATGCCCAACCTAATGGCATACGACATCTGCGGCGTTCAGGCTATGTCGGCTCCGACAGGCTTGATCTTTGCAATGCGTACCAAGTACGCCACCACTACTGACGGTGGTGCTCTTGGTGCAGAAGCCATGTTCAACGAACCACAGGTTGCGTTCTCGGGCGTTACTTCTAACAACTCCAACGCTGGTAGTGTCGGTCGAACTGCCGCAGGTTCAACATTCGCTTCTTTCTTTGTTGATCCGTTTCTTGGTTTGCCTGGACTTAATAATCCCGCCGCTGCTAGCGGTGTTGGCATGACTAGCGGTTCAGGTTTCAACACCTCTGCTGGCGAAGGTTTGAGTCCTGCTCAGATGGCATTCACCATTGAGCGCGTAGCCGTAGAAGCCCGTACTCGTGCTCTTGCTGCTTCGTACTCGGTGGAATTGGCTCAAGACCTTAAGGCTGTTCACGGTCTAGACGCTGAAACCGAACTCGCCAACATTCTCAGCACAGAAATTCTGTCTGAAATCAACCGCGAAGTGGTTCGTACCGTTTATCGTAGCGCAAGACTCGGAGCACAGCAGGGCGATCTGTACTACAAGACTGTTCAAGGTGGTTTGAGTGGTTCAGCCGCAGTAGGTGGCGTATACGATCTCATTCAAGACTCTGACGGTCGTTGGAGCGCGGAAAAGTTCCGTGGTCTAATGTTCCAGATTGAGCGCGAGTGCAACCAGATCGCAAAGGATACCCGTCGTGGTAAGGGCAACTTCATCATCTGCTCGGCAGATGTTGCTTCAGCCCTCGCAATGGGTGGATTCCTGAACATCAGCCCCGCGCTGAATGTCAGCCTTGATGTGGACGATACCGGCAACACCTTTGCTGGTACTCTAAACGGCAAGGTCAAGGTGTACATTGATCCGTACATCGACACCGCTGCCACTAGCGGTTCTAACTTTGTCTGTGTAGGATACAAGGGAACCAGCCCATACGACGCTGGTATCTTCTACTGCCCCTATGTCCCGCTACAGATGATGCGCGCCGTTGATACTAACTCCTTCCAGCCCAAGATCGCGTTCAAGACCCGCTACGGCATGGTTGCGAACCCCTTCGCTGAAGGCGTAAATGTTGGTAGCGGCGCACTCACCGCCCGCACCAACCGTTACTACCGCATCTTCCGCGTAGATAACCTACACGGCGTAGCGTCGTAATAGTCACAGTAACCTGAAGACTTGGGGGAGAGGCTCAAACCTCTCCCCCTTTTCTTTTGGTGTCTAAATACTTACACATGTCAATACCCTACAATTTTACAGATATTGAAGAGGGGATTCTAGACAGATACCCTCAATACATGAATCCGCTGCTGCCGACCTACTATCGGTTTACTGTTAGTCGGCTTCCCAAGGTATCGTATTTTTGTCAAAGCGTGTCGTTGCCCACTATCACCATGAGTGAAGTGATTATGCCCACGCCGTTTGTTCAAATATCCAGACCGTCCAAATTAGACTTTGACGAACTAACCATTGGTTTTGTGGTGGACGAGGCTATGGGTAATTGGCTTGAACTGTACAATTGGATGCGGTCTGTGACCAATGTGGAAAACTACGACGAGTTCCGCCCCGTGAACACCCATGTAGCCACAGCCAATCTGATTATTTTGAATTCCAAGAAGAATCCCAAATTGAATGTGACATTCAACGACATCTATCCACGCAGTCTATCGGCTATAGACTTTAACTCTGCGGTGGTTGATCCAGAGCCGTTTATTGCAAACTGCACTTTCAAATACCGCAGTTACGAAATAGAGACTCTCTAATATTTTTATTTGAGTGGACAAGTACGACCGCTTGACTTCCATAGAATCTCGTGTATACTCCTCAAACGGAGATTTGTTTATGACCCTAGACGACATTCGCAAAGAGTTGGAGCGGGACACCCGTATTGACGATTCGGCACTAGACACCGAATCGCTACGCATTCCACAACTCCACAACAAGTACATGAACTTCCTGTTGGAAGAACGCCTCATGTTTGCCAAGTACGAAAACGAGGTGGCTGTGGTTACTCGTGACAAGTGGGAGTACTATACAGGCAAGATGAGCGAAGAGCAGTTGGCAGCGCGTGGATGGGAGCCTTTCAATCTCAAGATTCTGCGTAACGATTTGGACATGTATCTGAACGCTGATACGGACATCGTGAAGGCTCGTCAAAAAATGTACTACCAAAAAGAAAAGATTGGGCTGTTGGAAGAGATCGTGAAAGAACTCAATAATCGCCATTGGAAAATCAGAAATGCAATTGAGTGGAGGAAATTTGTAAATGGGCAATGAATGGGACGATCTGTTAGACTGCGATCCTGAAAACGAAGATCGTGATGCACGCTATCTGCGGGATATTTGGGAAATGGCTTCTGCACATAGCCAAGACCCTAACACACAGGTTGCGTCTGCTCTTGTAACATGGGCAGGTGGAATCGTGCTTGCGGCATGGAATGAATTGCCTCCTGCCCTGTGCGGCAAGGGGTATCCACGAACTCCCGAAACCAAAAACTACTGTTTTGAACACGCAGAGCGCAGAGTACTGTACAAGTCTGTAGCCAACAATTTGAGTGTTGGTGGGCTTCAGATGTACGGCACATGGATTGCCTGTGCTGAATGTGCTCGTGCCATTATAGAGTTTAATATCAGCAGAGTTGTGACTTTCAGGCGTTTGGTTGAGCGCACTCCCCCCAAGTGGCAAGAAAGTGTGCGTGAGGGTTTAGCCATGATGCGAGACGCTGGAATAACTGTGATTGGATGGGAAGGCAACCTAAACAGCAGCCGCACCATACGATTCAACGGAGAGGTTCTAGGAAGTGAAGCGTTGGTGTAATGGTAGACCTTGATGTAAGCATAGTTGATTCTGTTTGGCTTCGCGTTCAATGCGAGCGCGGTATTGCCAAAGAGTTGGCTGACTTTTTTACATTCAAGGTTCCCGGTTACAAGTTTATGCCTGCGTATCGTAGCCGTATGTGGAACGGCGAGATTTGCCTGTATAACATACACACACAACAGATATACGGTGGGCTTGCTGAATACATTGAAAAGTTTGCCGCAGAGCGTGGGTATTCTGTGGGTATGCCTGCCACAAACGGATTCAAAACCACCACCGATGCTGTAAGAAGTTTTATAGAGGATTTCTTACAGGTGTGTGTGGGTGGCAAGAAAGCCAAAGCCCATACACACCAAATAAACGCTGTGCATCATGCTATAGAACGGGAGCGGTGCTTGCTGCTGTCTCCCACAGGTAGCGGCAAGAGTCTTATCATATATTCGCTGCTACGATACTACTTGGACAAGATTCCCAAGGACAAAAAGGTGCTGATTATTGTGCCTACGGTGTCTCTTGTGGAGCAGATGTACTCTGATTTTATTGACTACTCATACGACAACAATTGGCGCGTGAATCAGAACTGCCACAAGATTCTGGCAGGTGCAAGCAAGACCACAGACAGGCGTGTGGTGATTTCCACATGGCAGAGCGTGTTCAAGCAGAACGAAAAATACTTTCAGCAGTTTGGTGCTGTGGTTGGTGACGAGGCTCACCTGTTTAAAGCCAAATCGCTTACTTCTATTATGACCAAACTAAAGACCTGCCCGTTTCGTGTAGGCACAACAGGCACACTAGACGGTACGCAAACCCATCGTCTTGTGCTTGAAGGGCTGTTTGGTCGTGCGTATGAAGTCACCAAAACCAAAGACTTGATGGAAAAGAAAATCCTCAGCGATTTGAAAATTGATTGCATCGTGTTGGGCTATCCCCAAGAAGATCGTCAATTACTCAAGCGAGCCAAATACCAAGACGAGATCAAATGGCTTATCTCTTCACAACGACGAAACACATTTATTGCAAACATGTGTGAAAAATTAAAAGGCAACACGCTTGTACTATTTCAATTCGTTGAGGGACACGGTGCGGAACTACATAAGTTAGTGAGTGAGTGTGTTGATTCTGCTCGTAAAGTTTTCTTTGTTCATGGAGGAACAGAAGCAGGCGAACGAGAAGAGATACGCAAAATTGTGGAGACACAAGAAAATGCAGTCATCATCGCGTCTTACGGAACATTCAGCACTGGTATCTCTATACGAAGACTCAACAATATCATCTTTGCTTCTCCCTCAAAGTCCCGAATTCGCGTATTGCAGAGCATTGGCAGACAGTTACGAGTGTCCGAACACAAGATGGTTGCTAGACTATTTGATATCGGTGACGATCTGTCGTGGAAGTCGTGGGTAAACCACACCATGCGCCACATGACCGAGCGGCTGAAAATATACGAATCCGAAGGCTTCGCGCACAAGGTAGTAAAGGTTGACATAGGAGGTAAACAGACATGAGAGCCAAGAAGTCCAAACTCCGAGTCTTTAAACTGCGTAGCGGTGAAGAGATTATTGCCAAGATTGCAGCCAAGCCTCGTGGCAAGTTTACTCTAGAGCGTCCTATGCGAATCAATTATTCTGTGGCTGCTGATCCCTTTACGGGTGTGAAAAAGAGTGTGTTATATTTTACTGATTGGCTTGGTGGTGCGCTGGAATTAAAGGTAGACATTCCACGGGAGTTTGTACTATTGGATTTGACTCCTGATCCAGACATGGAAAAACTGTACGCCACCCAATCCGAAGCACAAGACACTTTTAGGGCTAGTGGCACAGGGGGAATTGAAGCAGATTTGGATGCACCCATTCCTCCACCAACAGATGAAGAATTAAAGAAATTGGATGACCTACTAGAGTCTATGGGCATTCCAAAATTGGATCAGCCGATGGGAACCAAGCCTGCGTTTCCTGAAGACGCAAACGCACCCAAGCCACCAAAAGGCAAAAGCAAACTGCCTCCGTTCCCTCCGCTTTTCCCGCCACGACAAAACGGAATCCTGTTTAGTTTTTCAATTCCCAACGATATTCTAAACGAGTGGATTGAAAACGGAATAATGGATTACATGAAAGAGTGCATGGAGGACTTCATGGATATTGAAATGATGGACTCGGTAATGAAGCCTAAAAAGAAGAAGCCCGGACAGCCCAAGAAGCAGAAGCCGTCCAAGAGCAAGAGCGAGTGGAAGCCTCCCACCGAAGACCGCTCCAAGAGTTCTGATTACGGCAACAAGATTGATGACTGGTCGCCATTTTTGAAAGACTACATGCACGGGTTTACCGGAGAAAATCCGCAAGATGGTGCTTGACAAACCGTGAAAGTGTGATACTATTCGTAATGAAAGGACATCATGGCAAAGAAGAAGACCGAACACTATATTGATAATAAACGATTTTTTGAAGAGATGAAGGTGTGGAAGGCGTTAGTGAAAGCCGCCGACAAAGACGAAAAGCCCCACCCACCAGTTACTTCATATATCGGAGAGTGCTTTATGTCCATCGCGGACAGGCTGTCTCGCAAGCCCAATTTCATCAACTACCCGTACAGGGACGAGATGATTTCGGACGGCATAGAGAACTGCCTGCTGTACGCATACAACTTTGATCCCAAGAAGTCCACGAATCCGTTCTCGTACTTTACACAGATCATCTACTACGCTTTTCTTCGCCGTATATCCAAGGAGAAGAAGCAGGCGTATATTAAACTCAAGAAGATTGAGAATTCCAATATTGACTCCACCCTCAAGAAGTGGTTCCGTGAGAACTATCTTGGTGGTGCGGAAAATAAGCCATCTGTTTTGACCGAAACAGACATTCAAAACTTTGAGAAGAAGACGGAGCCTGAAGACGCTCCAAAGACCAAGAGCAAGATCAAGAAAAAAGTTAAAGGCAAGAAGTGAAACTGCCAATCATTACTGACACCCACTTTGGGGCACGAAACGATTCTCCTGTATTCATGGAGCACTTCATGCGGTTTTTTGACCGCGTGTTTTTCCCGTGGGTAGAAACACATCAGCCCACTCATATCCTGCATTTGGGTGACTTCTTGGATCGCCGAAAGTTTGTGAACTTCTCTACCCTGAATGCGGTGCGTGAGGGGTTCGTAAAGCGTCTTGAGCGTACAGGTGCAGAATTCCATGTGATTCTTGGCAACCACGATATCTTCTACAAGAACACCAGT